GTACCCTTTCTCCAAAGTCTTCAGGCCGAAATATCCGAAATCGAAATCCCTCTCGGGCACGATCGAGTCTTTCACCTCTTTGGCGGTCTTGACGACGTCCTCGGTCACGATGCCCTCGGCGTGAAGTTTTTTCATGGCGATGTGGAAATTGTTTGGTGCCTGCTTCCTGATGTTGGAGGCGACGATGCGCGTCGCGAGGGTTTCGTAATCGGGGTCTTCTGTGATCATCCCGATGCATATCTCAGCACTCAGAGTATCGATTTCAGTGGTCTTGATGCCGTCGTACATGGACGAGAAGACTTTCTGGGCGACCACGGTGGGGTCGACCGAGGTTGACAGCCCGTCGCACAGATTCGATATTCTGAGGGTGACTTTGTCAAACTTGACATCCTCAATTTTTCCGGAACGCTTTTGCACTCGCATGGCTGGCTGATACCTAACTAATGCCGTATATTTTTAAGTGCACTTAAAATCACCGGAGCGGACGACGACCGCGCCCACGGCTTCAAACTTTCGCGTCGGATGCAAGAAATACGTGTTGTTGTTAAAGAGGCCCGGGACACCAGGCTTGCTCACTGGGGCGTAGGAGTTGACGAAGCACGCCGGCGACTTGCACGGGACGGTGTCCGGGGACGACGGCTTCTGGGCGAACGTCTCGTCAAAATCTGCGAGGACGACTGGTTGCATGATTGAATTATTATAGACTGGGATTATTTTCACTGCTCATAGTAATGAGTAGCCTCAGCACCCTGAGACAATCTGAGACCCCTTTGAACACGCTCTTCTTCTCAGAATTCAATCGAAATCTCCTCCAGCACGCGATCCGCACCCGTTTCCGTCAGATTTCAGGTGGGATCGAGATCGACCGCCAGTCCGACGACGACCTCTTCGCCCTCATGCGGGTCATTTTCATCAATAACGCCGGCGATCACTACCAACGCGTGAACGAGCAGGTGCGTGAGATGAACACGATCGTCATGAACGCCGCGGTGAAGCAAATCAAGACCGGTGTGATGCAACAGATCGATTACCTCCGGGACACGGAGAGCATGGCCGAACCCTTGGCCCAGCCGATTAACACGTCCACCCACGGGAAAAAGATTCCGTTCAACGAAAAAATTGGTGTATAAACGTTTCGACCCCATGTATGATTAAGATATATGTGTCTGAATCAATACAAAGAACAGACCAAGCGTCTGTGCAAATTGCGAGGATGGGACGGCACGGTGGAACAAACGTGGCTTCTCCTGTCCGAGGAATTCGGTGAATTAGCGAGCGCGATTCGGCAATACAACAGGGTCTTCAAAAAAATAAACCTAAAGAAGGAGAAGGGTCAGGACGTGGCGAGTGAGATGGCGGACGTCCTCTCCTACATATTTCAACTGTCAGCACAACTCGACATCGACCTCGACGACGCTTGGAACGAACAATTGACGAAGATGCACACAAAAAAATATGCACCTAATACAAATGAGCGAGTCCATGCTAGACGACGAAAACCAGATGAATGGGTGGAACCCGTTTGTGAACGAGCGCGATCTACTCCTCCCGGGTGCGGTCCGGCGTAACGGGGATTTCGATGATTTCGACGAGGTCGTCGCGGAAAACACGTGGGGGGTCCCAGACGCCGAGCCCTCCCCCCTGTGCGAGGTGGCGGCGACGATGGGTGACCGCACGGTGGATTTCTGCAAGCCCGCGGCGCCGAACTGCGTGGACAAGAGGCCGATGCAACCGAAGCGATACATCGATTTGGGGTGGACGTGCAAGAACCCGCGCGGAGGTGGTCCAGCACCGAAGAGGGCGGTCAAAGTCATCTCTCCCTCCCCGAGGACGAAATTGGTGGTGAGGCCATTCGTTATTTTTATTCTTACATTGTTAATTCTATTTCTATTAATCTCAAGACGTTAAATAACTTTTCCAAGCGACGCGTGTCCGTCGTGCGCTCGATGAGATCGAAAAACGTGTGGTCGATCGTCTCGAAGACGTAATCGCGCTGCCAGTCCGAACGCACGTCGATCCACGGCGGGGTGAACGAGGGGTCCAGAATGCGCATGGTGTGCATGAGCCATATCTGCGCCTTGGTGCCCGGTTCGAGGTCGTTGCATATGTTCGCGAGGGCGACCTCGCACATCTTTTGCAACACCTCCGTGGTCTGCTCCACCATGGAATTTAAAAACTTGTCGTATCGAACAGTCTTCTTGAGGGATTGGATCTCCACCCAACTCCCAAGTGGACGCGTCGCGAGATTGTCGACGTGGGTTTCGTATTCCCTCGCGTACGGGCTGTACCGGTCGTACTCGATGCGAACGTAGTCGAGTCCCGACTCGACGTCGTGAATGTACTTGGCGGAGTGCAAGAACATCATTTTACATATATGGTGGGTTTTCTGCCTTAAGCCCATCGAAACCTCGGTATGTCTTTAAAATGCGTTACTCTTCCATCGCCAACAATCATTTTTCCTACATCCTCACCCTGGATGAATTCAGGAATCAATTCACCCAGGGGGTGGCTGTGCGACCGTCGTACGTGAAAATAACCACCATCACCATGATTTCAAGGTTCGAACAACCGCTGGACATCCACCGCGTGCGTGGGACGTTTGAAAAATTAGGTGAACTCAAGTGGAGACACAAAGGGTCCAGGTCGAAGAGGCAGATCACGTGGTCCCTCGGAAACGCGGTGTTTTACAACCAAGTGACCCTTCGGTGCGTTGACGAGTTCAACTCCGTGAAGAGCGTGAAGATTTTCCCGAACGGAAGCATCCAAGTCGCCGGGTGCACCTCCCTGTTCGATTGTCAGAGAATCATAGACCAATTGGGGAAGATGCTGTTCGTCATCCTCGGCAAACGTCTCAAGGCGGAACAATTCAAGGTGGTGATGATAAACAGCAACTTCTCCCTCAATCACGAGTTGAATCTCATCGCGGTGCACAGACATTTCGACGAACAGGGGGACATATTCTCCGTGTCGTTCGAACCCGAGAGGTACAGCGCTGTGAAAATTAAATTCAAACCCGCGGAGGAGATGAAACAAATCACCGCCAGTGTGTTTGCGACTGGAAAAGTAATTATCACAGGAGCACGCACGTTGAAAGAGATCGCCTACGCGTACAACATCGTCGCCTCGACTATTCACGCCGAACCCTCGCTAGCGGTGAAACCCACGGAGAATGTGGACGTGTTCGACAGGTACATGGGATACGACACCGAGAAAATGGTACGAGCGCTTCGGAACAAAGGGCATCAGTCGTGGGTGCGAACTATCGAAAACAAACAGATAAATTTCTCAGCATGTAATAACAACAACTAACATGTCTCAGCGCATGGGCATGGCCGATGGAAGATGCTACCAAATCCACTCCTCGTCGAGATTGATCAACAACTACGTGATGCAACAAGAAGGCATCAACATGGAAGACAACTATTCCTACCGACAGTACTTGCAACGCACGGGTCCGGCGGTGTTGGACAAGATCCAAGCCGCCCAAGGCAACGAAAAGTGCAACCAGTGCCACACCCCGCTCCTCAATTTGAAGAACACGTACTGAGTGAAAAATGGCGAAAAATTATTCGCTTTATTAACCAGGAATGACCACATGCAGTATATGTCTGAACGAGGTGCGGTCGTCTCGACACAACTCAAATCCGCCGATACGTTGCGGACATATATTCCACAGACACTGCCTGGAGAAATGGAAAGCGAAGGGCAAACACACGTGTCCACTCTGCCGTCAAGTCTTCGACGTCTCTAAGTTTACGGTGTCCCTCACCGTCACGAACAATTACACCTCGAACGTTTCGACCACGAATCTGAACACGGAGAACGTCTTCAACGTGTTTGATATTTTTGAATTGAACGTCGACCTCGAGGACACCCTCGATCTGGACCGATTATTTTCGGACATTGGTCTGACGCTTGACGACGTTGACTCGAACGTTTTTACTTTTGGCGCCGACATTCCTCTTATGGGCGGGGGCAGTGGGTCCGACTCGAACACCCTTCCCAGCGACGCAGAAAGCGTTACAGAATAACTTGTAGTTGAGCCCAGGGTACGCCCTCGACGCCGTGCGAGGGTCCTTGATGATCTTCCCCTTGGCGTCGGTCAGGAGCGCGCCCGTGGCCCACCCTCTCTTGTGAGACCACACGTTCGCCTTGAACGTCAGGAGTTTCCCAGGTCTGAGCGTGCGCAACACCTTATTCTTCGCCTTGGCCTTCTCCACCGCGCGGGACACGCGTTGGACGGGCACCTTGAAAAAACGCGCGACGCTCGTGATGGTGTCGCCCTTTTTCACCTTGTATTCAACCACCCCGTGCTGTTTGTACCAGTGGAAATCCCCTTGTTTGATGAAATTCGACGGACGCGCGGGAGCGACGAAAAGCATCGTCTTGTAGTACCCCTTCCTGCATCGTTTCTGAGGATCCTTGCACACGTACACCTTTTTCGGGTTGTCGCTGACCACGCGCCTGGCCAGGTCCTTGCAGTGGGTGTAGGAGTGCGGGAGGGAGGAGAGACCAGAGCGGTCACCCGGGATGCTCTTGTGCGGACGCGACGCGGCCTCGTAATCAGAGAACGCGTAGGCGTAACAATTGTTGTTACCCACACCCCGACGACTGCTCCACAGACGGTGGGTGAATTTCTTCTCAGAGCCACTCAGTGGGAGTTTCATTTTTATTTTGTTTTATTAATATATAGAAACAAATTAAAATGGCCCTCAAAGAAGTCGTTCGAAGCAAGAGCCGCCGGGAACTCCTCAGTGAATTGGTGACTTTCCTCCTCACCCTCCTCCTCTCCTCCTTCCTCATCCGACTCATGTGGAATCGATCCTTGGTCCCACACATCACCGCACTGAAGCCGATCAGAACCCTCGGTGACGCATTTTTGCTCAGCATGTCCCTCTCCGTCCTCAAGTGCTGCTAATTTGAATTTGAATATTGAAAAACTTGTTTTCAGATTTTTGAATATTCAATCTCTCACATCTCGTTGTATCCGACGTGTCTCTCCCCTTCTGGGCTCACGAGCGTCGGGAACGCCTTGACGTCTCCGCACTCACCCTTCTCGCAATCCTTGAAGACGTGGTCGATGCCCTTCTTTTTCATGTAATCCAACTGCTTGCGCGTCCACCCACACCCCATGGTTCCGAAGACGGTCCACTTCCCCTCCGCAGAGGTAGTGGCCGGTGCACTCGGGGCGACGGCGCCACGACCGGTGTTCATGAGGATGTACAAATCTACGAGGAGGAGGATAATAAAGGCGATCATGTGTGTTACATTGCACTGAGATTATTTATTTTATATCACTCGTCAATCATGTCTTCTTCGAATTCTTCCTCCTCTTCCTCGCCTTCATCCAGAGACGTTCCAGCGTCGGACGACGGGAGGTCGATGCCTTGGAAGGCGAACGACGGGAGTCTTTGCGATTGTTCCATCAAAACTTGGGAGAGTCGAATCGTGACACCGAACTTGTTGTCGATGAACCACACCGATTGCACGTCGCAAATCGCGCAGCACTTTTGTCCCTTCTCGACGGTGTCGAGGGAGACGCGCTCGCGCTTCATGTTGTACGCCTCCGGGACGAATGTCCCGTCCGGCTTGGTGAGGATTTTAAGTTTCATCGTCGCCGGGTAGTCCTCCTTGCCCGGGCGGACGATCGGCTTGTACAGGGCCTGTTTGAGGACCTCGACGTTAAACTCCTTCCCAAGCCACTCCTTGGAGTTTTCGGCGACGGTGTTCACGATCAGTTCGTCCAACTGCTCGAGTTGCCCCTTCAGTTCCATCGCCGCCTCGTTGTCGGTGTCGAATGAGAGATCGAGGCTGTAACTCGTTTTCCCAGAGGCCTCGTCCGTGTAGGAGGACATCCCGTACGGAGAGCGAAGGAAGGGAAGTTGGAGGTAGAGTTTCTTGTTGTCGCTTTGGAGGTAAACCGTTTTGTTTCCCATCTTACCTTTCTTCATCTTCGTGAAGGTAATCTTGGAAACATCGAAATCTTTGGATTGGGTGATAGCGAGCGACATGTTTCTGTTTCTTGTGTATAGTAATATCTGGGCTGAAAACTTTAAGTCGCGATTTTTTTTGTCAGCCAAGAATAGGATGAACCCAGTGACACTCATCATCGCCCTGCTCTTCGCGGTGTGCTGCTGCTGCTGCAGCGTATCAAGCAGCGTCGGTGGATTTTGGAAATGCACCGCCGGCTCTTTAGATCCGTACGATTTCAGTTTGGACGCGTGCACCGAAATCCCAGACGTGACGAGCGTGTACGCGCAATACGTTCGAATCCAGCAGACGACTAAGAAAGCCATCAAGATTGCGGAGATCGCCGTCTACGACGGGGATAAACCCATCAGCCAAGACAAAGTGGTCAAGGCGTCGTCAAAGTTGGAGGGATTCTCCCTGCAAAATCTCACGTCGGGGGGACAACCGTCGGATGGGTTCGGTGGAACCACGGACGCGACGGACGCCGAATACATCGAAGTAGACCTCGGACAGGAGACCAAGGTGAGTCTCGTCTACGTCGTGAACGCCCCGGACACCCCCGACGGGTTGAAGGGATGCGAGATCGTCCTCTTCAATAAAGACAAAAAGGAGGTGAAAAAATCAAAGAAGTGTGAGGTGGACGGTCAAGCCATCGTTTGGACGACCTCCGGGGACGCCCTCCAATCCACGGCGTTGAGGGACGTGGAGAAGAACATCCACGTCAACGGGCGATACGTGAAACTCATGCACACGGAGAATGAACCGGTGATAAACCTCGCCCTCGTGAAGGTCTTGGACGACGAGGGACTCGATTACGCGAATGGGAAAATCGCAAAGTCGAACTCCGTGCACCCCGCGGGTCCGATGAAGAATTTGACGGACAAGAACAAAGATAATTTCGCACACACGCATGGACCGAACACTGAAAAGGACTGGATCGAAATTGATTTGGGCGCCACGCAAAAGATTTATTCGATAGAAATTTACAATCGTAAGGATTGTTGTAAAGACCGGGCGAAAGGTATTCAAGTGTCGGTGTTGGACGAAGAGAGGGACATCGTCTCCCGTACGCCCCTTATCGCGGAGGAAAAAGACCAATACACGTACACCTTCGTGAACGGTGCGGGTGAATGGGTCTAAACTGCATTGATTACAAGGGTCACTCTTTCAAAAAAAATGTCCCCCACTTTTAGATGGGAGTTGGAGTTCTGATCCTTCTGCTCTTTTGCGTGTGTTGCATCGTGTCCTCTTTCGGGGCGGGGTCTTACGCGTATCTGTACATGGGACCGGCGGCTGAAATCGACCCAACGTCCGAGGAAATCCTCGCCGCGCTCGGACCCGTTCCCGGGGTGAAAGCGAAGACGGTGAAACTCGTCAACGCCCAGGGTGTTCTCGTCCAGGAGATACAAATCCTCAACAAGATGGCGCGCAACCTCTCCGACGGGGTGACAGCGAACACGGACGAACCCACGGCTTACGTTCTCACCTTGGACAAAGACGTGGAGATCGATAAGGTGGCTGTGATTAATAAACCGGGACCAGCGCAAACGATCGTCGGGTCGCAATTGATATTCGTGAACGCAGCCGGGAATGAAGTGAAGAAATCGAAAACCATTTCGACCGCAGAAAACGTTCTCGAGTACGACCTCCTCGTGGACAAGTGGAGGAAAGCGTCGTTCAAGAAATACAACTATAAAGAGGACGGGACGCCCCCCGAAGCACCGTCTCAGAGCGACGGACCCAGTCCCGATCCCGATGAAAAAAATGTTGAATAACTATATACACTATGGGTCTCTTCAAGGACTGCGGTTGCGGCTGCAATGGTAAGAAGCAGGAACAAAAATTTACCATCAGCGTCATCAGTGCGCTGACTTTTTTTCTCGTTGCCAACCCTCAGACGTACATTCTCACGCGGCGATTGTTGGGTGCCGGTCTCTCCTCTGTGAACGGTAACCCGACGCTTCTCGGATTAATCATCCACAGCATCGTTTTCTTGCTCATCGTGTGGGCGATGATGAACATCCGACAGGAAAAGTACGAAGCCCCGGCTCCGGCTCCAGCGAAGGCGGAGGCGAAGGGCCCGTCCCCGGTCGTCGAGGACGAGGAAGAGGAAGAGGAAGAGGAAGAGGAAGAGGAAGAGGAGGAGGGCCCGTCCCCGGGACCGACTCCGGAAAAGAAGGAGGCGGAGGGTCTCATGTTCATGGACCTCGAAGACGGTTTCGCCTCGTTCGACCTCGAAGGTTCCTCCGTGGGTGCCGGCCCGGCGCCGATGACGGCCTCTCACATGACGTGCGGGTGCCCGGACGGTACCACGGTGCAAGTTGCTCGCAAGTAAATCATCTCAGGTGTGTTAAATTAAAACAAATTACACATTCAAAATGTCCGAGACAAACGCCTTTTGAATGTGCATAAAAAAAAGTTATTGACAAGTATGCTACGATATGCCGCAACGAATAGAGAATTGTCGGGGGTGATACGAAAATATCAACTTAGGGGGGAGAGGGTCATCCTCGATTACGCGAGGGAGAATTGTCATTTGACAGAGGCACCCCATGTGGAGGAGATAACGAAGACGATGATTCGAGCCATCCCCCGTGGTTCGATGTGTGCGGTCAAGTTTACGAGTTTCGGGTCGAGGGAGAACGAGACCGAGGCGAAGGAACACGTGGCCTCCATCGTGGAACTGGCCGAGACCAAGGGCGTGGACATCGCGGTGGACGCCGAGGACGTTCTATACCCCCAATCGTGTTACGAACTCATGCACCGTTACAACACGAGAGAACATTCGAGGGTATACAAGACCTATCAAATGTATCGGAGAGATGGGTTCGACGAACTATTGCGGGACATCGAACAGTCGCACGCGGATGGATTCAAGTTGGGGGTGAAATTAGTGAGGGGCGCGTATCTCAACAGACAGAGAAATTTGTTTGATAAAAAAGAAGATGTCGATCACAATTACAATAAAGCCCTGCATTACGCGTGCACCGCGCCTCACGTGCACACTATCGTCGCCACCCACAACCCCGTGTCTCTGCGCATCGCTCGTAAGTTTGACATGGACCGCTTCGTGACGGCCAAACTCATGGGATTCGACGAGCGCGACGTGATGGATTACCGATACGTCCCCTACGGAACACTCATGGAGTTGACCCCGTACCTGTTTCGGCGGTTACGCGAGCGCATGGCGTGGGATTAGAAATCTTCGTCGAATCCTATGTCTTCGGCGGTGTCGTCCATTTTCCCATATTCCCCAACCCTCTTTTCGAAATAATTAGTTTTCCCTTCCAGGGAAATGTTCAACATGAAATCGAATGGGTTTTTGGCGTTAAAGATGGGCGTCGCTCCAACGCTCTTGAGGAGTCGATCGCTCACGAATTCGATGTACGTCGACATCTCTTCGGAGTTCATCCCGATGAGACGGCACGGGAGGGCTTCGCATATGAAATTCTTCTCGATGTCCACCGCCTCTTGAACTATCTCACGGAGGGTCTCCGCCTTCGGTGGGTGTTTGAGCATTTTGAAGAGTTCGACCGCGAATTCTTGGTGCAAGGCTTCGTCTCGAGAGATCAATTCGTTCGAGAACGTGAGTCCGGGCATCAACCCTCGTTTCTTGAGCCAGAAGATGGCGCAGAAAGAACCGGAGAAGAAGATGCCCTCGACGCACGCGAAGGCGAAGAGTCTCTCGGCGAACGTTCTCTTTCGGTCGAACCATCTGAGAGCCCATCTCGCCTTCTGGGCTATGCACGGGATGGTTTGGATGGCGCCGAACGCCTCCTTCTTCTCCGCGGGGTCTTTGATGTACTTATCAATCAGTAAAGAATACGTTTCCCCGTGCACCATCTCGTTGTGACATTGGTACGCGTAAAAACTCCTCGCCTCCGCGGACGCCACCTCGTCGGCGAAATTGTTGTTGATGTTCTCGAACACGATCCCATCCGACCCCGCGAAGAAGGCCAGAATGTATTTGATGAATCGTCTCTCATTATCGTTCAACTTGGTCCAGTCCTCCATGTCCTTGGAGAGGTCCACCTCCTCCGCGGTCCAGTTTGACATTTGTGCTTTTTTGTACAGTTGCCACAAGTTCTTGTGTTCGATAGGGAACACGGTGAATCTGGACAGCGTCGGGTGGAGGAGGGGTTCGTACTCGTCCTCCAGATATTCCTGAAACTCGAAAAAATTGCCAATCCTGAAGTCACATCCCGGTGTCGTCAAAAAAATCTGTGGGTACGCGTCGAGGGACCCCCCACATTTCTCTTTAACCTCCTCCCTCGGGATTTCTCTCTTCTCGTACGGCAAGTTTTCGTCTTCACATAGTTTCTTTGCTAAATCACAATATTTGCAATCTTGCTTGGAATAAATAATAAATGTCATCTGGTGGGGCTGGGTATTGTACCTAAATATTTTTTGTGTGGAAATCTTAAGTTATGAATGCGATTATCCCAGGTGAAATCAAAGAAAATGAGTGCGTCAGGGCCATGGTGAAAGAGGACGACGTGGAGGAGGAGATGCTCGGCGTCGTCACGCTGAACACGGGTCGAGGACTCGTGGGCGTCCGCCTCCTGACCCCGACGGAAAAGTTTTACAAGAACGCCCCGGTGTGGGCCCTCGACGAAGACGTCACCGCGGTCCCGTGGGAGGCCCTCACCGAGCACCATCCCGACTGCACCCTCTGTGAACTCGATTTCAAGTCCGTGGGTGAAGATCTGTGGGTGGCCCTCGAGGACATCGACGTCGAGGAGACGGACAGCGAGGTGTGGAGCGACACCGACACCGACCTCTCCGGTTTCATCGTGAGCGATGGAGACGTCTCGGGACAGGAAGACGTCCCGGAGGGTGCGCGCGAGATCGACCGCGTGTGGGACGACTGGAACCCGACAAGTCCAGGCGCGCGCTCGTTCAAGGACACCATCGACGCCATCGAAGCGAGAATAAGACACTCTTTTTGAGTTAAGTGCGTCAGGGCACGAAAACTAAAAAATCGCGTGATTGCACCAAAAATGCTGGCAGCAATATGGTCAGACTTGGAAATTCTCCGAGCCGAAGAACAACAACAACAGATTCAAATGAAAAAGCCAGTGGATACGATTAACTTTTGTTTGTGTGGTGGGCAAAAACTTTTAGTGGATGGCCTCCCCACGTGCACCGAGTGCGGTCGCGTGGACACCATATTCATCGACGATGGGGCGGAGTGGAAGAGTGGGATCTCTTCGGACGGACAGGTGACCGACGGTTCGAGGTGTGGGAACCCCACCGCGCCGTCTGAATTGTTTTCGCACTCGTGGGGGAAGAGTTGCATCATCGCCGCGGGTCGTGGGTCGACCTACAAGACTCGGCGCATGGCGAAGATTAATTTCCACCTGTCCATGAGCAATCACCGCGACCGTTCTCTGTTTCACGCGTATCGAGAGATCGACGAGGCGTGTCCCACCCTCCCCGAAAACATTCGTCACGATTCTAAGACGATGTACAAAAAGTTTAACGAACTCAAACTCACCCGTGGTTCGGTGCGCACCGGCATCAAGGCGAATTGCGTCTTATTCGCGTGTCGCCTGAACAAGTACCCGAGGTCGTCCAAAGAGATCGCGGACATGTTTCAGATTAGCACCAAAGACATCAGTCGCACGACCCAACTGTTCAAAGAGACGCTGTGTGGGAAAGCGCAGCAGAAGAGTTACATCACGCGACCGGTGGACCTCGTCCATCGCCTCATGAACGGTTTGGAGTGTTCGGCCGAGGACAGGCAGGACGCGCAAAAGTACGTTCGCGAGATTCAGGATTGCGTGCAACTCATGTCGAAGACCCCGATCGCGGTCGCCGCGGCGGGGATTTACAGTGTGTTGAAAAAACGCGGGTTCACGAAGAGTCAGGTGGCGAAGGTGTGTGAGATATCGGTGCCCACCCTCAACAAAGTAGAATCAATACTTAGAAATTAACGTGTAATGAATATTTAACAGAAATGGTGAAAGTTTTCCTCTCGACACCATGCTACGGCGGGCTTTGTTTAGAGAAGTACATGATCTCCGTGATCAAGTTGCAACTCCTCTTAATGCGTAAGAATGTTCAACTCTACGTCGACACTACAGAAAACGAATCTCTGGTCCATCGCGCGCGAAACGTCGCCGTCGGTCGATTCATGCAAAAGACCGACGCCGACCTGTTCCTCTTCATCGACGCGGACATCGACTTCGACCCGGAAGCAGTCGTGCGTCTCGTGGAGTCCGGGCACGACATCAGTTGCGCGTGTTATCCGAAGAAAGTCGTCATGTGGGACCAGGCGAAAAAAGCGGTCGAGGAGGGCGACGACCGACCGATGGCCATGCTCTCCTCCTCCCTCGTCATAAATTTCGGCGCGCAATCCAGGCAAGTCGTCGACGGTTTCATCGAAATTTTGGATGGGCCCACGGGTTTCATGATGATCAAGAGGGAGGTGTTCAAAAAATTGGAGGACGCCTTCCCGGAGTTGTGGTGTAAGAACGACCACCAAAACCGAGACTTCGATGACTACCACGCGTGCTTTGATTGCATGATCGACCCGGGTAATAAGCGGTATTTGTCCGAGGATTACGCCTTCTGCCG